TTTTTTAGCAGCTGGTCGTGTTTTCACTGCGTTCCACAATTTGGTGGAGATGAAGAAAAATCCCGTTATTATGGGTGATGGGTCAACTGAAATATTGTTGACACGTTTTGATCAATTTAACCAATGGGAGTGTGATGAGAAGTATGATGTTGCGTCTAGGGTTGCTCAAGACTCTGAGAGAAAATCATTGGTTGCTGCTGTGCCAGTTGGTTATGGTCTCAAAGGTTTCAATGTCCGTGCAAAGAAGGTTGGTTGTGATGAGAAGATGGTTTGTGCCAGTTATGCTCAAGTTGGACAAACGGAAGAAATGGTGGTTACCATGGTCCGTTTTGTCGATGATGGTGGTTTTGAATTTACTCACTTGTCAAGTACTACTGAGGGTTGGTCTGGTTCGCCGATTTTCATTCAAACTTCGAATACTGTTGTTGGTATACACACTGGTTTTGAAGAGCGAGATGGCGCCAAGAAGAATGCGGCTACCTTCCTTGTTAAGGAAGTGTTGCCAAAGCATTTAAACTAATTGCATACGGGGTGCGCTCGGCACCTCGTATGAAGGAAATCATCAACTTCTATCTTCCTTATATTCTCCAGTTTCAATCAGTCTTGCAGGGCTTTCGAGCTTCTGTGATTAGAGATATGGAAAAACAAGGGTGTGAAGTCGGTGATCCGAGCAATTTGGAGTTTGTTGGCGTGTTACCTAGGAGAAAGTTGGGTGTGAAACCCGACGTGAGATCTGCTTTTGATCCTGTTGTGTTGGATTTTATTAACCGTACTGGTCGTGATGTCAGCGATTTTAACATTTATGGTCAAACCGACCCGGATTTACCTGCTTTGTGGAAAGACTTTGCCAAATATGATAAGCAGCAACCGGTGGTGGATGATGAATGTGCAAGGGTCGCTGATCAGTTCATGTTTAAGCACTTTGCTTGGGCTTGCATGGACTCTGATATTGCCACGCATGAAGAGTGTATTTCTAATTGGGATAATAAGTCGTCTGCTGGATACCCGTGGAACTTGAAATACAGTAACACTAAAGAGTTCAGGGACGCAATGGAACCGCTTATGCCTACTTTTTTTGATAGGTTTATGGCGGGAGAAGACGTCCATCCGATATGGAATGTCTCCCCAAAGTATGAAATTCGACATCGTGACAAAATTCGACTTAGAAAGATTCGTAGTTTCACGGCTGCTCCCAAGCATTGGACATATATAATGCAAAAATTGTGTCTGAATTTCAACCAGAAATTTTATAATTCTGCTGGTCAAACTTGGAGCCGTGTTGGAATGAGTCCTTTTAGTGGTGGCTGGAATGATATAATTCGACAGTTGGAGCGTTATCTCAATGGTCTTGAGCTTGATGCTACTCAGTTCGATTCTAGTTGTTTTAAACGTTGTTTGCGTA